CTGGTATGATGCGCGCCACTGGAGAGATGCCGGAGTGGCCGAACGGGACGGATTCGAAATCCGTTGTACTGGCGACAGTACCTAGGGTTCAAATCCCTATCTCTCCGCCATTATTGAATACGACTAAGCCCCTGAAATGGTTGAACATTTCAGGGGCTTTTTCGTTTCCGGCGTTTGGTTTAGGGCATTTTTAGGGCAAAAATGCAGATTAGCGTAGTGCTATTCATCTGACTGCCTGGCGTCTTGGTCAACTCGTTCCGGCTGATATTCAGCCGAAGTGCCGCTGCCTATGGCAGTTAGGACATAGGGCGATAGCGTTCTCTACCGAGTCCTCTCCGTGATCGACCAAGCGAATTACATGGTGGACTTCAAGGTAGGCAGTACCATTGGAGCGTCGATTAAAGGGGGCTGAACTGCCACACCCTTCACAGTGGCTCTTGGCGCGTAAAAGAACTTCGGCCACAACGTCGGGATTACGTTCAAAGTCCTGCACTATCCGCACGGTACGCTTAGGCTTTCTTGGCGCAGTGGCGAGCCTCTGGAGCCTGGCTGCAGAATCATCCGCTATCGCTGACTGCACACGCCTATCAAAATCGTTACCGGCTGGCATAATTTCAGCCATGCCGGATAAACGTATTCGGAACTCTCGCAAAAGAGCACTGAGACCCCGGTGATTATTCCCACGGGCTGCCGAATAATCTAAGTTGCTCTGCACCGAGCGAAGTGCAGTTAGCAAATCATTTGCTCCCCTGGCTGCGATGACTTCCAACATTGCCCGTATAGCGGGCAAACCTAGATTAGCCTTCCATGGAGTGCCTTTTAATAAATGTGAATAGCAGTTGAGGTGCGCATTGGCTGTGTGGGGTTCGAACCCATGAGTAGCGGTCAATCGTGCAAACGCAACACTGCGTTTGAGGGCTCCGCTTTCCACGCGCTGGGCTAAATCTAATGCTGTCGCTGCGGCGGCGTCGGAAATCAGAATACGACTCATTGGTTGCTCTCGCCCGTCGTTATTAAAATATGCGCCCGCCGGCGGCGAACGTCGTCGGCGGAGTGCACTTAGCTGATCAAGCTGTAGGTTCAGTGAAGTGTCAATTACATTCTAAACCCTAGCATCTGCGAAACCATCCCTGCCATGCTTTTAGTATCAGTAGGAATCCAGCGTCCATAGTGTTTCCTAACCATCGTCGTATCCGCATGTCCCAGTTGTCGGGCAACCCATTCTACTGGCACATAGCTCGACAGCATCTGACTGGCAAAGGTATGCCGACACTGGTTAGCCCCGCGGTGCCTGACCCCAGCCTTGTTCAAATGCTCAGTAAACCATTTGCTCACCGTCCTCCCATTCCACAAAAAACCGCTGGTGCTGCTACGAAACAGAAACCTGACCTTCTGCTTCTTGCTGGTGATGTTGTCCCGCTGAATCACCTTTATCTCCTCGGAGGGCGCTTGATGCGCTGAGGCGACGATTTCCTTCATTAGTTCCAAGGCGGGGTCAATAAGCTCAACTGCGCGCAGTCTGGCGCGCTCTTTGGGCACCTTGAACTCACCCACAACCAATGCACGCCGAACGTGCACCACTCCCGCTACTAGGTCTACGTCCTCCACTGCCAATGCAATGAGTTCAGAGAGGGATAGACCCGCCCAGCAGTTGAATACGATCATTCGGGTGTCCGGTAACCGAGCGAGATCTGTCTTCGCAATCATTTCAATTTCATCGCGGCTAAACGGATCTGCAAATTCAGAGTCGTTATCCGATCCAACGTTACTGATTCGGTCCAGGGGATTACTTTTCAGAATTCCATCGCCAAACGCGTCTGCCCAAACTCCCCTGACGATGGTGAAAATGTCATTTACCGTTTTAGGCGCAAGACCTTGCTTCAACAGTTGAGCTTGAAACAGGGCGATGTCGCTCCTGCTGACATCTACGATCCGCCGCTTCCCAAATTTTTTGCTGACGTGAATAGCCTTGCTCACGTAGTTAACCACGGTGCTCGAAGCCTTTTGAGCTCGCTGCACCTCTAGCCACCGATCAATCCCCTCTTGAACTGTACGTTTATTTGCAGGTCCTCCAGTTCCTGAGAACATTGCTGCACGAGGGGAGTTGGGGAAATGAGCGGCATAATCGAATCGGCCTTCTTTGATCTCGGTAATGATTGTTCGTCGCTTATTGTCCGCATAAGCAATCGAAGTTTTGTTGACCTTGGCGATACCATCCAAGGGTTCACGACATCGTTGCCCATTTAAGATGAACCAGATACGTAGCTGCTTGCCATTCATTTCTACGCCGGTCGGTAGCTTGTCGGTCATGGTTGGCCCTCCATCCAGCGTTCAATGGCAGACCGGTTGTAGACGATCACATTGGCTGGATCCCAGCGCCAGTGTTTGCCCTCAAGCCAGATTCCCTTCGAGCGATATTTGCGAACAGCTTCGGTGCTAAGACCGAAGATGGGGTACAACAAGTCCTGGCGAAACCAGGCGCCCGAGCTTGTATAAATTCGGTTTATATCAGTGGTAGCCTCAGTAGCGCTTATTACACATGTAGCGGCCTTTCTCATCGGGTTGCTCCTTGCATCCTGTTGTTACGCTTAAATACCCAGCATTTCACCGTCATTGATCGGTTCATCATTGGGTTTTGGGCGGCCTGCCAGGCGCGTACAGCGCTGTAGGTCGCCTTGTTGCTTTCGAGTAATTTACGGCTACGGCTGTCGACCAGCAGCGACCTCAGAGTTTTAAGGTCGGCCAGGTTCTGCCGATGTTCGCTGGCTAGCTCGGCGAATTCATTCAGATTGATCGCGATTAGTTGTGGGTCATTGCTGTGATTGACTTGGGGCCCTTCGCCGAGGGTTTCTAAGTAGTCGTAAACGTCCCAAAACTCAGCCACCAACGGGTGGTCGGCGCTGATGGCTCCCTGACGCTCCAGAGCCATGGCGGTCAAGGCCTGTTGCGTGATGAGCCTCTGACTTTCTTCCAGAGGGCAGATCAGGTCCAGGCAATCGACAAGGGCCATGATTTGGCTGTGATTCTTGATGATCCGCTCAACACGGATCTCCTTGAGTTCACGCAAACCTTGCTCATGCACCGCCACACGCTCGGAAAACTTCGCCATAGCCTGGGCCTCAGCTCGCACCGCCATCAGCAGAAAATAGCTGAGCTGTTCGACAGGTATTAGGTTGAGGTTGTCAGCTGCCGCCCGGCTCTCTGTGGTCACCTCAGGGCGGGCGAAATGAGTTTTGATAATTCGGGTTAGGATTGCCTCAGATGCACTGACGTCGGCGTTCTGGCTTATGGCTATGGTCCCCCGAAACGGTGGCTCGTAGGTTTCGTTGCCACTGGTTTTCATGCCTCTGGTGCCGAGGGTACCGCCGCCAAAAAAGTCTTTGAGTTCGTCCCAATCAAACCCCTTGGCATGCACCTTATCTGGCTCGTTGCGGTCGCCCTCGATCAGGACCACAGGCATGTTGGACACTTGACCCATAGCGCGCTGCCGACCGGCACGGGTCGATTTTGATGGATCGAACCCTTCGTACTCTCGTCCCAGCAGCTTCCATAGAAAAGTCAGTAATGTTGTTTTACCGGCACCTGCCTCACCGGTGACCTCCAGAAAAGGAAACGATTTGTACCGGGCGCGGATTTGTTCGGCGAACAATGAGCCAAACCAAAACGCCAGCGCTACGATTCCCCTGGCACCAAAGCAGGTCCACAACATCGGTAACCAGTCCTGGCGGTACTGTTGGCCGTCGCGCTGAATGTGCATCGCAATTGACTTCTGCAGCGTCTTGAGCCGCAGCTTGTCGAATTCAAAGAAGTCTTCTTTATTGACCTTGCTGAGAATGCCATTCCGTACGGCTAGGTCACCGAACACGTAAGCGCCATGCTCTTTGCTGTAGCCCACGTAATCGATCGTCTCTACTGTTTTCAGCCCGTAGAGTTGGTCCTTCATGATCTTGTCGAGTTGCCGGCCGCTGCCAGTGAATACCGCGCCGGCAGCCATGCTGAGCAGGCGCTTTTTAAACTCGCTGGCGGCAGCGACCTGGCCGCCCGTAAAGGTATTCTTCACGCTACCGCCATCGTGGGGAAAGTCCACGCGGAAGTAGTACCAGGACTCGTCGGTTACCTCGTTGCGTTGGAAATACAGCGCTTGGGGATAGCAATTGGCGATTTCAACGATGCCTCCGCATTGGCGTAGCACCTTCTCTCGACGTTGTTTGTCGGTAAGCAACTGGTCTTCGTGGCGCTCCGAAGACTCCAACGCCTGCATGGCCTTGTTGAACTTCTCCAGATCCATCTTGAACCAGTACAACCGACTCTCGAACTCGAAGTGAAATTCATGACGCTCGCGCCATTCGTACATCCGTACGCCTTTCTCAGAAGCGCTTTCAGCGATCAGAAGCGAGCCGTGATAGCGGGCGGCTGCCAAGTCTTTAGTGATTTGCTCGGTACGCTGGATCTCATCATCCACAAAGGCCCAGCGCTGATGCAGGTCGTTCCAGTCAACTTTGCGGCTGTCGGGCTGAGGGATTTGGGCCGCTTCACTCTCATAACCCAAAGCCCGGGCCTGCCGAACCCACTGCCTAGTGTATCTGTGTGCACCAGGTTCGTTGTCCAGCGCCCAAACCAGTTTTGGCAGCTTGCCCCCGCGCAGCCTTGCAAGCGCTTTCAATGACTCTTCAGGAAAGGCGTTGGACGACATAGACGACACCGTCGCGATATCGTTGTGCACCATAGCAATGGCGTCAAAGATTCCCTCGACGATCCACAGTTCACTGACCTTCAACAGCTCGACGCAAGGCGGACACCACCAAACGCCGCGGGGACTATCGCCGGGTTTGAAGCGAGCCTTCATCTTGCCAAATCGGTGCGGACGATCAATGAGCCGTTCCCAATAACCCCCTTTCTCCAGGGCAAATCGGACTGTGGCGCTGCCTTCGTTCAGTTCACGTGAGTAGAACGATTCCTGGGTGAACCATCCTTGAATGAACTCAAGCCGAAACCCCCGCGCAAACGTTAGGTAAGCCCGAGCTGTAGCATTAGGATACTGATCACAGGAGGGCGCCCGGCGGCTCCAATCATCGAACAGATCCTCGTACAGCTCCTTGACGTGCCAGCGCTTGCCGCATTTGCTTTCGCGTCCGCAAAGGATCAGCCATGGTTTAGAAACACGGGTGTACAGCTCTTTTTGTCCGCAGGCCGGACACTTGCCGCCGCGCCAATAGACGTCGCTGAGTCGCGCTTTAAAGTCGTAATCGTTCTTGAGCCGTTGAAGTACTTCGGCCCGTAGTGTTTCTGACAGTTCCATGTTGCACCAAGTCGTGGGCAATACCCACCCAGCCCCACGTTCGCGTGGGGTTGAGTCAATTCATAGTTAGAGCGAATCAGGCAAGTTGGGAGTGACGTAAGGACGCATTGGCGCCGCGTATTGCTCGGTCCAGGCTAACTGCACCAAGTTCGTCGCAATGCCGGGTGGCACCTCCAACGCGACGATCAAGTGATGAACGCAGTTTTTGAACAGCTGATCGCCATTGATTAGATGCTTCGCCTGATGTCGGGCCAGATAAGCGAGAGCAGCGCGTTGCATGCTGCTGCGGTAATCGTGCGGAATAGGCTGGCTATCGTTCATTTAGTCCGCTCTGTCCTTGAGGGGGCAATAGGTCGAGTTGAGCTACGGTGGTGGCCATTGCCTCACGGCGCAGCGCTACATCTGCCAGTGGCAGCTTGACTGATGGATTCGCCATCCCGCTGGGGCTCATTTCGTGTGTCATTTCAAACTGGGCGCGTACAGACCAGCCGCAAGCCTCGTTAGTGCATTGCAGATAAGCAATGCGAAGAAATACATGTGTACCTTCACTGGTACGGATGCGCATCCGCGACAGGCAATGAGGGCAGACCAGTTTGTATGTGCTCATGGCAGCGTCCTTGCGCTAGGGCTGATGTAGTGATAGCTGACGGCACGGTGCCGACCTTGATACCCAGTAAAACTGCGGCCCGATGAGCTTCACCCCGACGGCCTTTCTTACGTCCATTAAGCAAGTCGCTGACCAAGCTTGTGTTAAGCGTATTACGGCGGCAAAACTCGGCAATACTAAGGCCCAGCCGATCCAATTCGGCTCGGGCTTGCTCGCGTGTAAAAGGGGAGGGCATAGTGTCCATTCGTCGGCATCCGTGTTGACTTTGGCGAAATTATGCCCAATAAATTATGCCTGTAAAGGGTGAAAGCTTGAGAAATTGTGCATCAAAACAAGACAAGGAAATTGGAGTAGGCGAGCGCTTACGCGAAGAACGAGTGAGGCTTGGGCTTAGTCAAGATGCACTTGCGCAACTGGGTGGCATCACCCGAAATACTCAGGGCAGTTATGAAAAAGGTGAGCGAAACCCTGATTCTGTGTACCTCACAGCGGTGATCAAGGCTGGGGTCGATGCTCTGTATGTCCTGACAGCAAGGCATACGCATCGTGCGGTCGAAGGCCTGAGTGAGTCAGAAGAGCGGCTAGTACAGCAGTTCAGAATGTTGTCTGACTATGACCAAAAAGCTGTGCATCGTATCGTTGGCCTTATGGCTGAGAAAATCGAGCGCACAGAGCCTGCGAAATAACTCGTTGAAATTTTGCCGATTCGTTACGACGGATTTCGGTTTTGATTTCCCACAAGCCTAAGTAACGTTGCGCACGCGACGCACTTAATGGAGTAGTGGGTATGTTAGATCAGGATAAAAAAGACAAACTTCGCGTAGGAAGAACCAATAGCGAAAAATCTGAGCTGACACAAGAAGAGTGGAATCTTCTTACATGGTATAGGGAAATGTCTGAGGTCGATCAGGGGTATTTCCAGCGGGTAGCGATGGCTTTGGCATACGCACTTCGAGCATAGATCATCCGGACGGAATGATTAGTCAAAACAATTACCGAAATAACGAAGCAACCCGGTTCAAATCGGGTTGCTCGTTCTAGATTTATCGTGGCGGTTAGCTGATCGTGACGTTAAATGCCAAAAAGCTGTCTAGGGAATCCTTTTTCATCGGGTAAGCCAAGCGCCGCGAAGGGGCAGCCAGGTACCTGAGGCTTCGAGTCTATGACGTCTGCCACTTGGTGGATCCACTGAGAGTTGGCGCCGATGGTTTTAACTAGAAACCAGAGAACTGCAATGAGTCCGTATAGGCGGCAAGTGGCGTTCGCATCAAGGTTGAGTTTTTTAAAATATGCATCGTTCGGGACCGTAGGCAGTGGGTTTGCCGAAATCTGATTCCAGATACGACCGTGGTGGGCGCATCGATTCCGCAAAGTGTTGATCTCCTGCAGCCATTCTTTGAGGGTCCTGGAATTGGTCAGCCCGAGCCGGCTGCTGATCCTGTTGCGATGGCTGTCTTTAAGGATCTCGAAATATTTGGATGCTGTACCGAAGTCCCAAGCTTCAACAACTACCCAGAAGGGCATCGCTCTATGGTGCTTGCGATGCCATTCGATGCTGTCCTCCCGACTGCGACGAATTTGTTCATCTTGACGCGCCGACCATTCATCCCAAATGTTCCGTTGCTTACCGCTTTTTGTGGTGAAGGTCCTGGCTTGAGAGGGATTGATGAAACTGACGTCTTGATAGGCCATCGGGTCGTGGTAACCCACCTCATGAGCGATCACCGATCGTACATGAACCTCTACGCGCTCAATGGCGTCGAGCATCAGTTGGCGTAGTTTTTTGTCGAACAGGTAGATTTCAAAAACCGAGTCGAACGCTGTACCTGGAGTAAATGTGTTTTGCCGCAGGGGCTTTTTGCTGACGGTGCACAGCGTCACGTTACCGTTTGAATCGCGGAGGAATTCGCGGCATGGATACCAGAACCCACTCAGGCGGTAATAGCCAACCTGACTAAGCTTACGTTCGGTGCGAGGAGCATCAGCGATGTGCATGCCACGGCTGGCGAGCAGCGCGCATAGATCGCTGTAGGATCGAAAAGGCTTTGGCGGAGCTAATTGCGGCGACATCCTTTGTCCAGAAAAAAGAAGGCCCAAACATAATGCTGGACTAAGCCAACACCAGAGGTTCGGGCGCTATTGAATTAATTATCTGCGCTTACCACCGCTGAGTCAACGCGGAGTGCGCTCCTGTGGACCATCATGGACTGGTCCCATACATGCCCCGGCCGGGTTTGGACGTGACGGCCGTCACCACGTCATCGATGACCGCCTTGCCCATCACCGTAAAATAATGCGCCGCCCAAGCGTGTCGGTCAGTGTCGCGAATGAACGCCGCGTCCTCGGCGAATGACTTCGCCAGGAATAGCAGGTCCGACGCCATTGCCAATGCCTCATAGACGGGCACGCCAGAGTTGACCTGAAAAAGCGGATTGCCTGAGCAGTAGCCAAAGGGGGTCAGACCGACGGTTTTCTCTTCTGTGTGCTCGGTCACTTGTCAACCCCTTTATCGGAGGTGCGGTGAGATTTGAAATCTGAACTGAGATGAGTTGAGTACTGAGATCTGTGTGGATTTAAGGTGTGCATTGTCTAGCTCCTTGACCGATAGGAGCTGCCACTTCTCGTTACCAAGCGAATGGGTGGCAGCTGCGCGCAGGTTGGTAAACCGGGAGTCAAGGAAACCGGCACGCCCGAGAGCGTCCCACGCACAGCCGCCATAACACAATGTTGCAGGCGTAAAGAATCAGCCATTGTGAATGGCGCTGTTGCGTAACTCATCGGGTTACCAATCCCGGTCGCTGAATTTGTAGCGACATGTCGAAGATATCCCCTGAGGAGATGGGCAACAAGGCTGTTACGGACCTTAAAACGCCTAAAAGGGAGCCTCTTACGCAACACTCAGATTTTGCCTACAAACTCCGCAATAATCATCCAAAATTTCAAGAACAAAACTCAAGGCTTACGCTGTTTAGCGGTTAGCAGCGCTTATCTGAGCTTTTGGCGGTAATGACCGGTGGGTGATTAAGCCTAGCGTGGCCCTGGCGACGAGGGTAGGGTTGGATGATATTGATTTGCCATTATCGGGCGTTACGAGTTATACCTTTGCTTGGTGAGAAGGCACGTTGTTTTTTGACGTTACGTTCAAAGAAACTGCGAACATCTGTTTAAAGTTAATAAAACACTATCTAAAATATACCTATTTGGCTATTTAAGGAAAGTAATGAGTAATTATTTTTACAGATTCAGATCAGTCCAACGACTTTTAGGCAGAGAAGGTGAGCCTGGTGAACTCGAGAAGCTGGAGATCTATTTTGCTTCACCTTCCGAATTAAATGACCCTTTGGAAGGGTACAAGGATATTTTTTGGTCCGGAGATATTGTGGTGTGGCGCAATCTAATTCGTCACTATAGCACATGTCTTATACAGCAAGTTTTTATTCATTTTCTATCGAGTGAAGATGGCGATGCTTGTGGGGAGATATTAATTCACAATGTTGCAGAAGATCTTCCTCCAAAAATTCAAGAGTTGCTTGCCGAAGTTAATGAAGAACTGCTCAGTTTGGACGAGGTTTCGAATTACCTAAAAAATTTGTCCGAGTTGAAAAGGCAAGTCAGGCGAATGGAGCTTGTATTTCACTTGAGGTCATTGCATTCCGTGATTTTAGCTTTGGTTTTCGAAAAGATGCAAGCGGCTGGGATTTGTTCGGAAGAATATGCGAGTCAATTTTATACAAGAAAAGATACCTACATTCAATACTGTTCCAAAATTGTTGAGGCAATGAAAGATTTGGAGGGCGGTGATTCGTTAGGAGCCCTCTTTGACACAATCGCATCAACAATGGCTCAATCGAAAATAATCAGTGAGAAAAAAAAGTGGCCCAAAAATTGGTTTTACTTGGTGTCGGAGTTTCCAGAGAGATTCTGCAGTGCACTGGAGCTGCTAACGCATCCTGCTTGGTATACAGCCTGCTTCATGTCAGAGTGCTCAAACTCCTCTATATGGGGTACGTATGGAGGGAATCATAAAGGCGTGTGTCTCAAATACAAAGCTAATAATGACTCCGCCGGAAATATAACTCTGCCCATGGAGCTTCCGAGCAGCTGGGGTACAGGGGGGATAGGGCGCTCTGTAGTCCCTTTGAGTTTTCATAAGATAGACTACGAGAAGTCGTTTATTGAAATTGATTTTTTTAAATCACTCGGAAATCTACCCAAGGCTGTTATTGATAGGTACTGGTATTGTGATAAGGATGAAGTAAGGAGTTCCTGCTCGGAGGGGGTCTCTACCGATGAATGGCGGGCTCGATATTGGAGTAGTTTTATTGAAATTGTTACGGTGAAACTGAGTGACTGGCGGTTTGAAAATGAGTATCGCTTATTGTTCTATCCTCTCATGGATGTTTCTAATTCTGAAAACAGAAAGGCTACATATAAATTTGAGAATTTGGAAGGGATGATTTTTGGAATGAATACCCCTTTGCAGGACAAGTTGGATATAATTAGGGTGGTTGAGCGACTATGTAATAAGCACAGGCGTAAGGATTTTAGTTTTTATCAGGCGCGGTATGATTCGGTGAGCAAGTCAATCGTGCATGATAAGCTAAATCATATTAAGTTGGACGTCGAAGACTTTTCGTAGTCTGTTGGCTGAAAGTTGGTCGTCTGGCGCAGGCAGTGTTAGAAAAAAAGCCCCCTAACTTGCTTAGGGGGCCCACGACTCTACGAGATCATTACTCTTCTCTTATCAACCTCTTTCCAACCCACTCCGCGACCTGCGTAACAACGGCATTTCCGGCACTGAAAGCCTCCGCAAGGTTGGCCGCATCCAGTCCGAGGCAAAGCCCATCATCTTTAGACGCTCGCTGCCGCTCAACCATCTGATCCCATCCGTTCGGGTGAGCGACGAAAGTGGTACAGCCCATAGCGATCTGGGAGCCGGCTTTGTTTGCCAATAGAGTATTGGCAGCCCAGGCATCCGCGGGGCGTGGCCATCGGATCGAGCGAGACGCTGGAGGTATTGCGTCCACTGGCGCGGCGTCAGCCAGGAACTCGAAGGGGGGCATGCGTCGATAACCGGCGACCAGGAATATTCGGCGACGTTGCTGGGGGACTCCGAAATATTGAGCATTAAGCACTCGCCAGAATCCCACATACCCGCAGTCCGCAAGGGCCCGGATGACTGTCTCAAAGTCTTGGCTATCGTTGACAGCGAGCAGGTTAACGACGTTCTCAAGGACCACCCAGCCAGGTTGTATCTCTTTGAGGATGCGTATGACTTCCCAAAACAGGCCGCTGCGCTCGCCGCGTAATCCTCGGGTGGCTTGGTTGCTTTCTCTGCATCCGGCGATGCTGATGTCCTGGCAGGGGAAACCGGCGGTGAGGACATCGACGGGGGTGAGGTTGTGAGCGCCGCATTGGCGCACGTCTTCAAACTGGCGTGCATGGGGAAATCGATCGGCAAGCACAGCCCGGTTGATGGGGTTGAGTTCAACTTGCCAGGCGCTGCGGTATCCCGCGTTTTCAAATCCGACATCAAAGCCTCCTATGCCTGCGAACAGGCTGCCAAGGGTGGGTTGCTGCATTCAGGAACTCGTTGTTCTGGATGCTCGCGGCACACTGAGGGGAGGCTCTTGGCCTTCAAATGGTTGAGTGTCCGGCAACGCGGGCACTTGATCTGTAATTCATCGAAGCCGCTGGCGGCGGCGAGTTTGCGGCAGCAGTGGCCGCACCGTATGTCTTGCATGAAGTCGTCCTTGAAGGGGTGCCCGTAAGGTCATCGTTTCTCTGTCTGCATCCGCAGCCATGCCCGATCAGCGGCCCGTTTTGCCGTCGTCTCCGTGGCGTACAACCATCGCAACCGCTTCGGCTTGGCCTGGTCTCCCGCCGTCACGCTCTTTTCGTTCCCGCTTCTTCTGTCGCGGTAATAGGCGATGACCCCGGTGAAGTCGCCGGTACTTTCCTCCGCTAGGCCCTCAACCGTGTCCTCTGGCAATTTGCTCTCAAGCTCCAGGCTTACCGAGTAGCCGCTCAACGGACTAAGGCTGTGTTGTACGTTGCCGCCGTACCAGATGATCGCGTCAATCTCCGGCTTCACACCCTTGAGCGTGTAGGTCAATTCCGGGATCAGATCAGGCCGACCCCGGGCCAGGATGTAGCTGAGCGTCGCGCTACCGCGTTGCATACGATTGAATTCAGCTCGCGCCGCACGTAAGGCGGATTGGCGGTCGCTGTAGGTATGGCGCAGGTCTTTGAGATCTTCACCGCCGCCGGCAATGGCTTCCTGTTTCTTGGCGCTATTCACATCGTAGAAATAAGCACGCACGCCGTCGTAGCTGTCGCGGTCGGCCAGCAGGTAGCGGTGCTGGTCACCGTCGGCTCGGGTGAGGGTGATGTGAGGCAGGAAAGCACCACTGGCGCTCTTGCCGCCGCCGGCCGGCAGGCATACCAGGCACCCGGCTTTGACGGTGGCCACCGCATCAAATTCTTCGCCCAAGCGGCTAATTAGGTTGGCGTCGGATTCGTTGGCCTGGTCGAACTGCAGGATGGGCAGTCCGCCCAGGACGTTCGATACGGTGGCGGTGAGGCCATTGCCCAAAGCGATGTCGCCCAGGACGGCGCCGAGCGTGGTGTTGCTCCAGCTGCGTTCGCGTTTGGTTTTCAGGCCCTTGCGCAGATCGGCCGACCGGGCGCGGATGCTCAATACGTCCGGCGCGCCGCTATGCTCAGTTTCATCGACGGTGTAGCAGCCCTTATTCACCAGACCCGTGTCACTCCACCCCAGCCACAACCAGATGACCGCGCCCTTGGGCGGGATAGCCAGCAGCCCGTCATGGTCACTCAGGGTGAGGGTGAGTTGGTCGGCCTCGATGCCGCGATTGTCGGTGAGCTCCAGTTGCATCAGCCGGGGGCTGATCAGTGGAGCAATGTCGTTGCCATCGACGGTGATGCGGAACGCGGGCATGGGATAGGCGGCGTCGTGCTGGTCCAGGTAACCAGTGACCCGCGAGAGAACAGCGTCAATCATAAGAGTGCCCTCATGATGCTGACGCCGACGCGGGTAGCGGCGCCGAGCAGGTCGATACGGTCGTCATCGATGCGTTTGAGGCTGAGGGTGAATTCGATTCGCCGTGGTGTGCCATCGCGAAAGAACAGGGTCTTGGTTTCGCTCAAACGCTCGATAATCCACAGCCCATAGATCCGGCCGCTGCCCTCGACCATCGGCCAGGCCTTGCCGGTGTTCGCCATCAGGCGCAGCGCGTCGAGGCTTAACGCGCTGCCGGCCAGTTCCGGCAGGATGATGCCGGGCAGGGTGATGGTGTCGTCACCGCCTCCCACGAACTGTCGCGCCGGGACAGCACCCACGCGGCTGTTGCTCGCGTGGCGCCATTCGGTCTGGCGTTGCAGTTCCTGGTAGGCGGCGGTGGAGAGGCTGAATACGAACATGCCCAAGGCAAGCATCATGCTCGGTTACTCCAAGTCCGAAAGGCGGCTACGGCGTCGAGCGGCCTGCTCGTTTTGATGCCGGGCTAACTCAGCTCGCACCGTCCGAGCGACCGCGTTGGCGTCCATGCCGGGCGTGGTGTGGACGTGGATGGCGTAGGTGTCGTGGCTATCGAAGTGACGGGCTGGCGGAGGGATGATCGGCGCGCGGTTATCGAGGGTCACTGATTGCGCTGATGACAAACGTCCGCCGGCTTCGATGAGTTGTTTCCCCAGGGCCGTCATGGCGCGCACCGGGCCGTCGGCGTGCAGTGTTAAGCCCTGGGCGAGTCCATCAACTGTGAAACCGCCCAATTCGGCAAAGACTCGCGATGGGCTATGGATGCCCAGCGTTTCCTTGAAGGTCTCGATCGTCCGAATGCCGAGGCGGTCCACCGCATCCTTGAGCTTGCCCATGCCGGACTTCAGCCCTTCGACCAGGCCATCGATCATCAGCCCACCGAAGGCTGTGAAGCGATTGGGTAGATCGACGCCGAGGTACTTCATCACCGCGGCGAACGCCTGGTAGATCAGTCCGATTGGGCTGAAGTCGGCCAGCACTTTCAGAATGCCGCCCAGGCCATTGTCGAAGCCGGCCTGGATCTCGCGCCAAGCGCCGGTCAGATAGCCTGTTGCCGCATCCCAGTGCTCATACAACAGGTAGGCAGCGCCGGCGATGGCGGTAATAGCCAGCCCAATCGGATTGAGCATCAACGCGCGCCCAACGAGCAGCAGCGACTTGGCTATGAACGGCAGCACGGTACGGCCCAACGTTGACAACAAGCCCATCAGCCCCGGCAGCCGAAAGCCCAGCAGGACCAGAAGATAACGCAGTGCTGCGAACGGCAGCAGCACACTCGCGACCGCCAGCATCAAACTGCCTACAATCACCGCCAACGCGGCCAAGATTGCGACGGTCTTAACCAGGCCCGCCGCGAGCTTTGGATTTTCACGGGCCCAGGACTTGATGCCTCGTACCAATGAGGTGAGGGACTGAACCAGTTCCCTGAGCGGGCCGTTCTGCTGGTCCTGCAATTCAATGCCCAAGTCCTGCCACGCGCTGCTGAGGGTGGTCAGGTCACCCTTGAGGTTATCGGCCATGACCTTGGCGGTGCGGGCCGATTCGCCTTGGCTTTGACGCAGGCTGGCGATGAGCGTCTGCAACTGCCCGGTGCCGGCTTGTTCGATCAATTGCGCCATGCCCTTGACCGCTTCCTCGCCGGCGATGGCTTTCAACAAGCCGCCTTTTTCGGCGGTGCCCAAAGCGCGAGTTTTGTCGTGGATTTCCTTCAGCAAGTCGGGCAGGGGCCGCAGGTTGCCGGCAGCGTCGGCGGTGACGATGCTCAATTGCTGCAAGGCCTTTTCGGCGCCTTTGGGCGGGGCGGCCAAGCGGTTCATGATCGAGCTAAGCGCCGTGCCGCCCATGCTGCCTTGCAGGCCTGCATCGCCGAGTTTGCCGGCCATCGCCGCGGCGACTTCCAATTCCACGCCATACGTCTTCGCCATGGGCGCGGCATATTTCATCGTGTCGCCCAGCATTTGAAGCGTGGTGTTCGAGCGGGTGAACGTACCCACCAAGACATCGCCGAGGCGATCCATTTCATCGGCGGTCAGGCCCAGTCCCGAGAGAATGTTCGAGGCGATATCAGCGGTCTGAGCAAGCTCAGTGCCGCCGGCCATCGCCAGGTTGAGCATGCCGGGCATAGCGGTCTGGATGGCGAGGGGCTCGAACCCTGCCATGCCGAGATAACCTTGTGCGCCTGCCGCCTGGCCCGCAGTGAATTGAGTCGCGCCGCCCAGGTACCGAGCTTGAGCACGCAAGGCTTTGAGTGCGTCGGCGTGCTCATCCAGGCGGGTGATCGCTTGCACCTGGCTCATGCTGGCATCGAAGTCGATGCCCGGCGATAGCATCCGTGCCCCGGCATACAAGAGCGAACCGCCGCCGGCCGTTGCGACGGCCCCCTTGGCCGTCAGCTCGCCAGCGCCGCGCCGTGAAGCATCCATCGAAGCCCGAGCGGCGCTGAGCCGGCGATGTTGCCCTGTCAACAATGTCAGTTGTTTGTGCTGTGCACTGAGGCTCGCATTGGTGGCGCCGATCTGTTCACGGAGCTGGCGCTCGTCACGTGACAAGTGTTGGGTGCTGATGCCTGCGCTGCCCAATCGGGTACGCAGCACCTGGAGCTGTTCGCCTTGTTTTCGATGCTGCTGTTTGAGGGCTTGAGCGGCCCGGACGGCAGCCTGAAATTCTTTCGTCATGGCTTTGGTGGGCGCGCCGGTTGCGGCGAACTGCTGGCTTAACGCATGGACCTTTACCCGTGCCGCGTTGAGCGCTTGCTCGGTGCGCAAAGCGGCCGACCGCTGAGCGCGCCAGGCGCTGATATCGTGCTGCTGCGTGTTGAGTGCCTTGAGACGGTCGCGGGCCTCTTTCAAGGCGCGAGCGGTGGCATGGCTGCGTTTGTCGATGGCCCTCAACGGGCCGCTGGCCTTGTCGATAGCGCCCAGCAAGACGCGCAGTTTCAAGTCATTCGCCATCAGTGGCACTCCGTACCCGGGCGCGCTCGCGCCACGCCATCAACTCTTGCAGGCCCAGCCCATCCATGTCGGCCGGCGCCCAGTGGAAAACCACGGCCAAGTCGGCCATGGCGTCTTCTACGCAACGAGGCAGGCGTCCGTCTTCGCCGACTTCTGCAACAAAAAACCGGCAATCTTGCTGCCACAGGCGAGCAGGTCTGCCGGGTCGAGGGCGGCGGCTTCCGGCGCGGTGATGCTCGGGGAGCTGATGCGCGGCAGGATCTTGAACAGGGTGGCGACGTCCATGTTCAACAGGTCCACCAGGTGCACGCCGCGTAACTCACCGGACTGTGGTTTACGCAGGGTGATGCGCTCGATGACGCTCTTGCCACGGAGGATGGGCGTGTCCAGGGTGACGGTGTTTTCATCTACAGCGGGCAGAGCTTCAAGGATGTCTTCAGTCTTCATGTCAGGCTCCAATGGATGTGAGGCAGATCAGATGCCGAGGGCTTGGCGTTGCTTGTTCAGCAGATCCACGCCGTCGACGATCTCGATGAAATTGAGCAGGTCGATTTCGATGATTTCTTCGTTGTCGACGATCAGTTTGTAATAGCTGCAAGTGGTGGTGATGCTGTGCTCGGTGTCTTCACCGGGCTGGGCTTCGCCCATCTCGATGGTTTCGTGGCGACCGCGCATGACCACTTCCACAGCGCTCACGGCCTCGGTGTCGTCCTGTTGGAACGCGCCGGTAAAGCGCAAGGCAACGCCCGAGGCGTTGACGGCGCCGAACTGTCTGAGGGCGATCAGATCCAGGCCTCCGGTTTTCCACTCGAACTGGATGCCGTCGTCGGAGAAACCGAGGTCGGCCTTGACCGGGCCGTTCATGCCGCCGCCGCGGTAGCCTTCCATCTTGCGACCGAGCGCGGGCAAGGTGACGGTCTTGACCACGCCCAGGTAGCTGTTGGCGTCGTTGAATAGGTTGAGATTCTTGAGTTTGCGAGGCATGGCCATGGCAGGGATCTCCGTTGCGCGGGCGCGGGTCAGCTGTTGATCTTGTTGGCGAAGTCCATCAGGTAGCGGTCAGTGATGCGCTGCCGCAGCGTAAGGTCTTCCAGCGGAGGTACCGGTGTGTAGTCGTAATCCAGGAACAGCTTGCCGGCCTTGAGGCTGTCCTTGTGATTAACGTCGTCCGGGAACCAGCACTTGCCGCCGATCAAATAGCCCGCACCAATCATTTCGCGGAATTTGGCGTTGACCCCTTCGATGATGTCGCGCGCCAGGGACGCATGCAGCGGTTTGTCGACGGCCCACATGTGCGCTTCGGCCATGGTGTCGGCCAGGATCTGCGCGGTGCGGGTGTAGTTCTCGAAGGCGAACAGCGGGTCGATGCTGGTGGTGCGGCTGCCCCAGAAGCGAAAGCCGCCCTCGTTGATCAGCGTGGTGACTTCATTGCTGTTGAGGTAGTTGGCGTCGGTGGCGGGGTTTTGCAGATCCCAGAATACGTCGGCGCTGATGCCGGTGACGCCGTTCACCGCGACGTTGGACAGGGTTTTGTGCCAACCCACTTCCTGATCGATTTTGGCGCGCAGGCCCAACGCCCGGGCCACGGCTGAGGCAGTGACGGTCCTGTTGTTGACCGTGTCCCAGTTCTGGAAATCAGGCCAGATAACCATCGCTTCGCGGGCGCCGAAGTTGTCCCGGTAGGCGACCACTTCTTCCTTGGTTTTGCAGTCCCAGGCGCTTACATAGGCGAAGCCGCGTAGCTGCTGAGCGATGGAAACCAGCGCGGTCGCCACAGGCAAGCTGTCCAAGCCTGGCACACCGAGAATGCGCGGCGTCATACCGACCCGGGCCTTGGCGGCGAGCAGGGCTTTCATCCCGGTGTACCTGCCGTCAGCGGTGGTGGTGCCGATCAGGGCACTGGTGGTTTCTTCCTCGGTGGTGCCCGCTTTCACCCGCACGACAAGGGTGTAGGGCCTGGTCTGGTCGGCGATGGCCTGAAGGCTGGTTGCCAACGTGCCTGTGGTGCCGGCCCTGCCGATGGCGGTTTGGACGTTGGTCAGCAGAACGGGAGCGTCGAAGGGAAAGACAGTGGCATCAGCATCATCAGCCGTGCAGACCATGCCGATAACAGCGGTGGGGATGGAGCGAATGGGGCGGGTGCCGTCGTTGAGTTCGATGACCCGCACGCCGTGAAGATAGTCGGCCATGGGTTGCCTGTGCAGTGTTTGAAGGACACTGCACAGGCTGCCTCGCCCGTGCCGGTTCGGCGAGTCGGTGGCTCTGTAGGCAGGGGGGCTACAAGGTCTGGCTAGGCTTTACGTCACGGGCTCGGCGCTAGCGCGGATCGACGTTATCTAGCGCCTTATTCGCCAACATCTCGCTCAACTCGATGACTTGTAGAATGCCCAGCGCAACATGCCGCCGCGACCCTTCAAGGTCGAACGCAAGGATGTTGATCATGGCGTTGGCCGAAGCCAGGCTTTCACTGAGGTTGGCGAGCAGACTTTCAGTGTTGATGCCGTCGATGACGGTGAAGAGCTGACCCGGTGATGGGTCCGTTTTGGCTTCGCTTTCTTTCGGTTTTAGATAGAAATCAAGCGCGCGATCGGTGGCCTCTTGGACTTTCTTTGGATCGAGGCCGGCGCAACTGGGGTCCGTTTCCGGAGGGTTGGGAGTTACTTTGTACATGATGACGCTCCTAGGGGTAATGGAGCTGCCAATCTCGCTGCTATACGAGGGGGTGGCAGCTGTACGCGGGTTAGCAGACCGGACCCCTAGAGCCGGCAGACCCGAAGGTCTCCCACGCACAACCGCCATTACATAGGTGCAGACAATAAAGCCTACTCTTGAATGCAGAGCATTGTGCGTTTGGGGAGTCAGGCTGCTAAACCCGATCGCTGATTTTCAGCGACTCGGAAACGATAGAGCCCCGGCCCCATGGCGCACAAGCGGGCGGATTCTGTCTTAGTTGTAGGCAAAGGCGCAAGGTAGCGTAGCCTATGGATTGGTATGCGGTGTTGCTGGGTATGTGGCTGTAGGGCTCAAGAGCCACCTTCGCGTGAACATTAAACATATCGGTGTTTATTGGCTCTGCGCAGCCACCCATGCCGGCGGCGAAGGGCGATATTCCGAACGGGGAAAACCGGGCGCTACGGGCCAGTCTCGCAGGGCTTGGACGTAGTCCAGAAGCTCTTGTGATTGTTCGCGGGTGAGTGTTGTTTGCCTTGCGGAATCCACCTCGTCACGGTGGCGTTCGCGCAGCCAGCGCAGGCTGTTGAATTGAGCGTCTCGCCAAAGACGCTCAATAACTGCCAGTTGCTCCTCCGTCAACGGAGGTGGATCGATCAGAATCGGCAAACCTGTGGCGTCATGGCTACGCACTTTGCCTGGGGTGGGGTTACCGATCACCTGGTCATAGCATTCGTCTGAAATCTCTACTGCGTCAGACGGGATAGCAGAGTGAAGACCGACGATGTAGCTGGTTCCGGTACTCTTACTGTATTTGCGCATGTTCATTTCCCTATGCAGATAATTTGGTATAAAACCGACCACTCTGGTGCCGCAACACCTGCGCTGCTAATCGATCTTGTTTGAATTCCAATACTACTAAGAGATTTATTATAGTAATTAACGACAACTCCTTTAATGGAGGATGTTAATAATGAGTCGCTGTAATGTTTTTCTGTAAAAGCTATTGGCAGGCTTATGGCAATTTTGTCTGTTCCTTCGGGAATCTCGCCATTAATCCATTGAATGATGAGACCGCCCAGCCAAGAAGGGAAAACGACGTAGCCGTTTTTTTGAAACGATGCGTCAAAGCCCCATCGCATCGTTTTCGGAGATACCGCTACCGTATCAAGCTTCCCGGCATCGACTTCTGACTGGGTAGCCGTTCGTTTTGGCGCTTCGTTTTGTGTCACTTTCCGGAATGTTAGCGCTGTGGTGTTCAGTTCAATGGCGTCGTCCGTGATCAATTGCCAGATCGTATCGGCTTGGCTAGCGCCTTGCTCGACGGCTATCAATAGTGCCGGAGTTACTTTGGCACTTCTGTCAGCATCCGAGGCACGTTGCCAAGCTTCCGCAGAGGCGATGTAAATGCCATTTTCCTTGGCCGCCTTCTGGTCCTTCACCAGCACTCGGTCGCCAGCATCCACCATCACACCGTCGATCTTCGTCAGACCCGTCAATTTGATGTTGTTGGTGGTGGCCACGCGTACCGACCGCTTGTGATCGAGCTTATGCAGTTCTTCTTCAATCCTGTTATCCACATACTCGCGAGTCGCAAGCACTACTGAAGGATCGATCTTCAGCTGAATATTCGCGGTGCCCGTGGTGATGATGTGCATCCGCACCACCTGGTTGCGACCAGTACCCTGCGTTAGCAAAGGCTTGTAACTGGGAGCCGCATTTCCAACTGCGCAAAAGACTCCGTCCTTGTCTTCAAGTGCTAACTCGCGCACCCACCAGCCGCCCACGTCAGGCGGTATAACCATCTCTGCGATTAGAATGTTTGGGTCGGTGGGAGATACCCGTAATTGATTCAGTTGGGCACGGTAGACTTGGTTAATCAATCTCGTCTGCGTCGGACTCGGCACCGGGTCGGCGCCGTTGGCGTCACCGATCAACATGTACTTGGGCTCCCAAGGAATGCCGAGCGCGTCGCAGTTGGTTTTCTTGGCGGCGCCAAGCGCGGTCAACATGCCGCCGAATATCGTTTTCTCATCCACCATGGGGATACATGTCCATTTCGTCGAGGGTGTAGATGCTCACGTTGGTGTAGCCCTGGATGCCCACGTCGATGTCGGGATTGCTCCAGGGGTACACGTCGATTTCATCGCCGTCGTAAAGGGCGACGCCGAGGAAAGTGTTCAGTTGGGTTTGCAGAATGATGTCGAGGCCGATGAGGTGCCGGGTCAGCGGCTTGGCGTCATCGATGAGCCAGATCAATTCGCGATACATCGCTTCAGTGATGCCGCTGTCGAGCACGCCGATCTTCAGGGTGAAAGTGGCTCGTGGGCCTTCTGGCTCGGTCTGCCACCACTCCACGATATCGAGCAAATACCCCAGCGGCTCCACGACGCGACGCAGCGAACCGAGGGTGCCTTTGCGCGAGTGGATGTAATAAGCGCTGCGGATGGCCGCGCGCTTGGCCGCTTCGCTCCACTGACTGTCCCAGCGATCGACGGAAAATGCCCAGGCCAGGTAAGGCAGTAGCGGCACAGGGCACAGGTCAGGGTTGTACAGAGTGCGCAGCGGTATCGGGACGCGCTGAATCTGGGCCAGGGCCTGCGCTGCCTGTCGCTCCAAGGGCGTTGCATTACTCGGCAGCAGCGGCCCGTCACCCATCACTCGTCCCCAGCGCCAATTCAATACCCGTGCAAAAGGGCGCTTGGTATTTCGTGGCGACGATGTCTACCCAATCTTCCAGCACGACCTTGCGCACGCCTTCGACGTGGAGCGAGGCGTGAAGGATCGACTCTGAAACCTCCAAACCCAGGCGCCGCCGCTTATGCACGAAACGCACGAGCTTGGCATTCGCTGCCGCCAAGCTCAGTTCGTTTTCAGGCCCGGTCGTGAAGGGGTAGAGCTTGGCCTTGATCTGGTACCGGATGATCTGAGCGCTTTGCACGGTCAGCCGATCGCCAACGGGGCGGCGCTCATCGTCGCTCAGGTAGGCGTTCACGGCAGCCAACAGCGTGGGCGACGCAGTGCCATCGCCGAGCAGCGATTGCACCGTGACGACCGCCTCGGCCGGAAAGGGACTCTCGGCGGTGGCATCGGCCACTTGGCCGTCTGCCGATCGAGCGTGAAAAATGTAACTGTTACGCGGGCCGGCCGTACTCAGGCCCTCCCACGCCATTTGGGACCGCTCGCGAAGGCTGTCGTCACTTTCCATCAACAGCGAGACTGGCGGCACGGCCGAGGGCTGGGCCTTCTGGATGACCAGGCGCTTGACGTTGTAATTGGCGGCCAGGTTGTCCAGGTCGCTGCCCTTTGCCAAGGCCAGCATGTTCGCGACCGATGCCTCATTGACGCGCTGACGCCAGATCATTTCGCGGTAGGCATTCTCCTGGAGCAGTTTGGTCAACGGCTCCGATTCCAGGTTGAGGCGCGCAGCAATCTCGGCGCGCTCTTCGACGGGCCATAGGCCGATGGCGTAGGCCTTGCGCTCGGAGAGGATCTGCTCGTAATCGATCTGTTCGACCACCTGCGGCGCTGGGAGTTGGCTCAAGTCAATGGCGACAAACGAACTCATGCGCTACCTCCTAAATGCAGGGGTACGCTCAGGCTCAGCGGCTGGTTGCTGTCGACGATGCTGCCTTCGATGTCCAATGACGCCCGGCCTTGCAACGTGGCGCCGAGAAACTGCACACGGCTGAGGCTGATGCGCGGTTCCCAGCGCATCAGCGCCATGACGGTGGCTGCGTAGACTTGTAAGCGGGTGATGTCGTTGAACGGATGGTCCACCAGGTCGGGTAACAGGCTGCCGTATTCGCGGCGCATGACCCGGGTACCGAGTCGCGTGCTGAGGATGTCGCTCATTGATTGGGCAATGCTTTCTTCAGTGGTGAGGGACGCGCCGGTATATCGGTTCATACGGGCTTCCCCGTCATGCCACTGCCAGGCGTGACGCCGCTGTGCGGGTGGTTTACCAGGCTGATGCCGGCTGCAATCACGTCCTTCGAGACTGTGATCTTTCCGGTGACTTTCTGGTTGCCGGTTTGGGTGTAATTGCCCTTGTGCGTGATGTCGCCGATCAGGTTGATGCCGCCGGGGCTCGTCAGGGTGGTGGTGCCGCCCTCGATGAGGGTGGCGCTAAGGTGGTGGGCGATGCTGTCGTACTCAATCACCGTGCCGTCGCGGTAGGTGTAACGGTGCAGGCCTTCTCGGTCGCCGTTGGCTGGGATGTGGTCGCTGAATAGGCCGGTTAGGACTACGCCATTGCAGAGTTGTCCGGAGGGACTGAAGAGCAGGACCTGTTCGTTTTCTGTCGGAGGATTCCACTCGCGGTCGGCGCCGGTGCGTAGGGCGATCCAGGGGAGCCAGGCGGTGGTGAGGGTTCCGGTTTTGACTCGCACACGTGGGGGCTTCATCTGGACGGCGGCGATGGTGCCGTAGCGGATGAGGTTTTCGATTAGGCGGGTGATGGTGGGTAGGTTGTTCATGGCGCCGATGGTGGCGTCAAGTGGGACCAGACGCAGCTTTGCAGGGGTGTATAAGCAACCCCTACAAGATGCATTAGATTCAGCGCGGTAGAGAGAGCAAGAACTTATCAGTTACCTCAAACAAATAGTCTGTTGGGTCATTGCCTTTCTCTTTCATGTGAAGCATTTTGCAAATTTTTTCGTCATCAAGAATGATAATCAGCTTCCCTGCCTCACGCATGGCGCCTTGCGCCATTTTGGTTGCGCTTTTGTGGGCGCCTTTTCTGGTAATCATGATGGCTACTTTTCGCAGCCCTTTCTCAAGGAGATATTTTTCAGTTGTTAATACTTGACCCTGTTTGATTGGCTCTGCATAATTTTTGAATTCGAAAAGGATATATCTGCTGTCAAGATGGTGCAATATAAAATTCCAGAACTCAGTAGAAGGTCTTATTCTGCATATAAAATCAAATCGATTTAGCTCGTCATCAGTTCTTTGTTGTTTCTTCCAGCCGGTTAGATGATCCTTGAATAAGTATTCAAGGATTTCTCGGCACTTTTGTTCATAATCACTCCATGACGATTTTCCTGGTGTTATGGCGCGCAGCTCTTGACATAGGTCGGTGCCTTTGGTGCTCAATGGGATGGTGTTTTTAAGCTCGGTCTTTGGTTGTTCGAGGAGTTTGGATACTGAGTCGTAAGGTTGTTCAACACTAATGGATGAATCGTTCGGATCAATTTCAAATAGCGCATGCAATTTTTCTGTGATCTCGGGAGAGTCAGAGGCAAGATGCAGTAAAAGTTGCCTGTCTAAAACTGAAATCCCATATTCATTTTTGAGGTGGCTTCGTTGTGCGTCCGTTATAACGCAGGATGCGATAAGCAGGCCTCTTACATTTGGGTCCTTGTCCATGTCCAATCTAATTAGTCGTGCGGCGTTGCTAAGTAAATTCAGCTGGGCGCGTTGTGTCTTATAGAATTTTATTTCGACTACCCATGTTATGTTGCCTTTTTTGACGAAAAAGTCGGCGCGGGTAGGTTTTTTGGTCGGTATGGAATAGCCGTTATGGCTGAGCAGTGCGGATATCGTTTTCTCAAAAGTTAGGCCTGTTTCGGTTAGGTCTCTCATTGCACTCACCGATCTCATTAAAAAGGTTATTTGCTTGGGGCTAAGTTGGGAGGGATTACTCTGTCGAGTTAAAATGGCTTTGTGTTGTCTCGCGTAGTAATCCTATGGATTTGTCGCTGTGTTACTTTGTCGGAATACTAGACCTCGTCTTGATACTATATTTCGATGCTTATTTTAATGCCTTCTCTATAGCGAAACCTAAGAAGACGCAGCCGATACAAATCGGAATATTCAAGAAGCCAGCAATTGCTTTGAGGCGTGACCGTATCGTCCGATATTCGAGACGATAATAACGTTTTGAGGCTTTTAGACCTCTTACCTTATCCTTTAGCGTTGCCAGTTCTTGCCAGGTTTTATCAATAGATCTCATCCCGTAGTCTTTTTGTATGTTTGGCCAGTGAGCATATGCGACAAGATTCTCCACGGTTAGTCCGGGATCTGAGCTTCCTTGCATGCCCTCTGGACCGTCCCATATAAATTTTATGCCTGAGTTTTTATATAATTTATTTCGTCGATCCTTATTGTCTTTGTAGGCGTCCCCAGCAATCACGGAGATAGGTACGATGTTGTAGGACGGGTCAAACTGTTTTGCCCAGCTGACAATTCTATGGAAGAGATACGTGCCCACATGTAAGCCTTGCATGGAGCTGTCAACCATGACCGATCCGTTGGTGAGTCGTACGCTTTTTCGGTAGGATTGCATTTCTCCGCCCATCTCACTTATCAATGAGCCTGCTTTGTATGTCCCCTCACTTCCATATAGATAGGTGGCTCTAACTTTGATTTTTGCAGTGGAGGTGGAAGTGGTTTCTGATGACCAGTTTTGTGATTTGAATTGGGTTTCTATCAACAAAAAATGGGTTCTGGGGTAATGTTCGTGTTCGTATTTTACTTCAATAATTTCGAAACTGTTGGTTGTGTCTTCAGTCGAAATTCTTACATTTATCTCAGGGGTGATTTCAGCATGCTCCAATGCTTTGTCCTTCTCAATAATCAGATCTGCTGCCGCCACTTTATGCCAGTATGAGAATCTTTGGAACCAGTCAGAGGGTTAATAGCGTGTGTTCAGTTGATGTGTGTCAGCAACTGATCCCGAATCAGATCCAAATCGTGCTCCGTGAAACCTAGCACCTGCCGTTCTTTGTACTTTACCTCGTGGGACATATGACCATCACGCTCTTTCAGTCCGAATTGGTGTACACGGGCAATGCGTGCAATGCGTCCGGTGAAACCTAGGTTAATGGCGTTACCATCGCCTTGAATTTTCAAAAACCTTGCTGTGCGCAACTTTCGAAACATTCGTAGCTTGCGCTTCACCCGTCCTTGCTTTCCCAACAGGTTGTGCTGTTTCCGAGGTGCGTACCTGCTTCCATCCGGATTGCGCTGGGCAACTATTCTTTGTTGCTGACTGCGCCGTAGGGTTTGCCCGATGCGGCGGGCCAGTTTGTTACGTGCAGCGGGCTCAAGCTGAGCCAGCAGACCACTGGCCCAGTCCTCCAGCGCTTCCAGGCGAGTGGTCATTTCGGTACGACCCATTCGTTGCTGAAGCTCTGAGGGCCTGGTATCCACGCTGGGTCCAGGAGCGTGGCAGTACGTTGAGGTTCACCGGGGTGGCGAATAGTCGTGTTGCCATCGGCGTTTCTGCCCACGATAACTCGCTCGGTCAGCGACAGGGTCAGGCTGAAATCCACCTTGCTGTTATCCAGGATATCGGCTTCGAACTGGATCCCCTCGGCGGACTTATTCAAATTCTCAAGCAAATCGGTTTGATTCACGCTCAACCAACCCAGAACCGGCAACATCACGCTGTCGGGATGGCCGGCGAAGTCAGTGAGGATGACCTGCAGATCAAAGCTGTACTCAAAGGACAGACTGGCGGCGGCAGTACATCGGATCTTGCCGTTGTCGATAAAAATCATCAGTCGGTCGGGGTTGTGCTTGAGTTCGCCAATGGTGGCGAGCAGGTGAGTACGCAGGCTTTCAGGTTTGTTCATGAGGTCTAGTCTTGTAGAGGGCATTAGTCCCATAGATTCACCATCTGCCGCTGTGGTGCGGCCGTCTGGGCTGCGGGCATTTGCACGGCAAGGCCTTGGGGCAGCATCGGCCCGTAGTCGGCCAGGCCGGGGTTAGCTTCGAGTACGGCCTCGGTCACCCCAGCGGTGCGGCCGTAGTGACGCCAGCAGAGGGCGTCGACGGTATCGTTTTGGTGGGCACGGATAGTGACCTTCATCAGATCAACTCTACGGTGGTGCGATTGACGCCGAGAAAGTCACGCACCGCCCAACGCAAGTCGCGGCGGTAGTCGTCGATGTTCGGCGTAAGTTCTTCTGCGTTCTGGTGGCCGCTGTTTGTGGAGTCATAGGAGCGGTAGCGCTCGCAAACTTCAGCGCCGGTAGCAGCCTCGATCGCGCGGCGGTAGAGATGCACCAGGACAAGTACGCCGTTGATGCGCTCGCCGGGCATGTCGGCAAGTTTCGTATGACCGGCCGTTTGTTGAGTGGTGCGCCATTCGCTCAGCTCGCGGTTGACGCTGATAGCGGCGGCGATGACTGCCGTTTCCAGGCGCGGCGCGGTGACGCTGGCGTCGATTCGCAATGTGGCGCGCAACTGGTCTAGGTCGATCGTCGGCCAAACGGCGTCGGTGTTGATGTGACCGCCAGCGGCGTTGCCACTGGCTATGAATCCACTCATGAGGCAGTACCCGGAATAGGTCGCCGGTGGTCGGGGCTTCACGTTCAGGTGCGTGGCCTGGCCGATCCGCCCCGAGCCGGCGGGGTGCGTGGAGACGCTCGGTTAGCCGGCGGTGCCGGCACGTTTGTTGAGCAGGCGCTCGGCCCGCTCCAGGTCCTTTTTGCCACCGCAGGCGTCATGCAGGGCGATGGCTTTTTTCAGTAGGTCGACGCCGGCCTGCAGTTGACCGGATTGGCCGAGCGTCTCTTCCGTAAGGCCTTCCAATGTGCCCCGACCCATTGCCAGGAAAAGCTTGGCGCGGGCTTGGTCGGGCATGTCTTCTGCGTCGGTGAGTTCGGCGGTGCGATGGAGGATGGCGAGATCAAACGAGCCGCCGATTTTCTGGGTCCTGAAGGCTGCGGTGGCGACTTCTTCAGCGACCAGGCAGCCCAACGTGCGGGCGAAGCGGTCGGGCATGACCATGCGGTGCTTCAGCACGTAGCCCGCGATGTCCAGGCCGCCGCTGAAGTCGCCGGCATCGAAGCGCCAGACCATGACGGTGGTCATCACCTCGTCCTGAGCACCTTGCCCACCTTCCAGCACGCCTTGCACATAGGGTTCGTAGCTCGGCAACAGCTGGCGCTTGAGTTCGGCCTTGCCCTGGTTCGACTGCACCTGTTTCAGGCGCAGCCGATCTTGCAGCAGCTGATTCAACTGATGCTCATAAGCCGTCGCGCCGGCCATGGTCTGGGTTGGGTCGATGGCGGCGGCTTCGACGGCGGCGGTGACGCGTTCAAAGTGACGGCGGCAGGGGTTGGTCATGGTGGCCGTCTCAGCTCAGGGTGATGTTTTCGGCCAAGGCGGCACAGCCCAGGTCCTCGAGGATGTAGCTTTCGTTGACCGATTCGTAGTTCTCGATGCGGTCGCGCTTGGCGTTGTCGACAACGGTGCGGCGGCGGGTGCCTTCCTGCCAGTAGATCGACAGGTTGTCCAGGCGAGTGACCAGCAGACCGCTGGCCGGGAAATGCGGCACACGCACGGCCGGCAGGTTGCCGAGGCGCTTTTGGCTGGTGATGATGTCGGTCGCCAACATTTCGGTTGGCGCCTGCACCTTGTTGATCAGCGGGAAATACTTATCGGCCAACAGCCGGCGACCGCAGATGACTACCAGTTCGGTGTCTTCCTGATACCAAGGCTCGATGAATTCGTTAACCATGCTGACGACCAGGGCGTCGATGTTCTCGAAATCCTTGCCCTCGCCAATGACGATTTTGCCGCTGTTATCCGCCACTTCAGACATCACCCGCGCCGGGTTTTCCAGACGCATTTTTTGCAGCCAGCCGACGTTGACGTCCTGCAGTAGAGGATTAGTGACCGGGTTGGATGTCGGTGCGCGGCTGAGGCCGTTCCAGCCGATCATGATTCGGTTGAGAGCCTGGGCCTTGATGATAGCGTCGCGGATCCGCGCCTGGAAGTCCTTGAACTTGGCCCATTGGTCCAGCTTCTGGTAGCGGATGCTGGTGTCGAAGTTGGTCTGGGTGCAGGTGTACACACGGTCGTCCAGGCTGCTCGGGTCGCGGGGTTCGCGGTCTTTCACGGTGGTGTCGGTGGTGCTCGCAATGGTGCCGTCGATGCCGATCCCGACTTTCTCACCCGACTGTTCCGCCACGCCGTAGACGTTGATGGCGCTGAGGAAGGCGCTGGATTCCTGAATGCGGGTTTCCAGTGTCTGAGCGACGCTGGGCTCTGCGGTGAATTTGGTGGTGACGTCGGCCACCCCATGCAGTTGCGCCAGTTGATGCAGGTAGGCGTTGAAGAGAACTCGGGTGTCGTTGCGCATGTTGATTCGTCCTTGAGGGTGTTAGCAGTCGGTCACGACTTGGGTGCCGCCGCCGGAGACCTGCGGGCGCGTTTTCTGGTGGGGATCCTGGGTGGTAGAGAGCTTTGTTTTCAGGGCAGTGAATTCGGAGCTGAGTTGATCGAGCTGGGTCTTCAGCCCGGTCGAGAATTGCCTCTCGGTGGCGAGTTGGTCGGGCAAATCTTTAACGTGTTCGGCGATGGCTTCGACCGCTTGGCCGACTTGGGCAAACTCGCTGTCGTCCCTGCTTTGTTTGCCGGTCAGCAGGGCTTGCACCTTGCTGAAGAGCTGGGCGCCGATGCTGGGCTTGTCGTCGACTTCCTCGAACGTGAGGGCGGTTTCAACCGCCTCGGTGAACATTGAAGTTTCCGAGTAGTGGCGGTCTTGGAAGGGGCTGGCTTCTGGTTTCAGCGCCGAGAAGGCCAGGACGTCGGTGCCCAGGCTGGCCGGTGAATCGGTGACGGCCAAACCGACCATGTAGGCCTCACCGGTGTCGGCAAAGCTCTCGTCGATTTCGATGGACGTGTAGATCTTCTGCTTGGCCTTGTTCATGGCAACCAGGTCGCTGGTGGGCTCGACCTTGGCAAACAGGGCGAGCTTTTTCTGGCCGTTGACGTCCACCTCTTCCGTCTTCACCGCCAGCACATCGCCGTAGGCCTTGAACGGACTGTCAGGTAGCAGACTGCGAAAGTGCTCCAGCCAGATACGTGCGCCGTAGGTGGTCGGGTTGAAGTTTTTGGCGGCCTGTTCCAGCCAACTGCGCTTGATGGTGCGCTTATCCGAAGTCGCGCCCTCGACGGCGACGCGGAACCAGTTGCTGCGCAATTTCTTCATGCCGGGAATCCTCAATGCGTTGCAATGAGCGGCATGGTCGTCACGGGCGCGCGCGGCGGCAACGAATCAGGGCTGTAGACAGGGAGGGCACAAGGGCCGGCGCTACTGAGCTGCTGCTGTGGGCGGCAGCATCTGGGCTATGACGACATCTGAGCTACTGCCCATCGATCCCCGACGCCAATCCAAGTTTCTGTATTGGATGGGTTGGCGCATCTGCGAGATTGCCGAAGCGACGGGCGCAAAAGAAAAAACACTGCACAGTTGGAAGGCCCGCGACCAGTGGGACCGGGCCGATAACGTCGAGCGAATCGGCGGTGCCCTGGAAGCGCGCCTGGTGCAATTGATCCTCAAGGACAGCAAGACCGGTGGCGACTTCAAAGAGATTGACCTGCTGCACCGGCAGCTTGAGCGCCAGGCACGGATCCAGCGTTATCAGGGCGGCGGCACAGAGACTGACCTCAACCCGAATCTCGCCAAACGCAACGCCGAATCGAAGAAAAAAGCCGTCAGGAATGAGATCAATGATGACCAGATCGAGCTGCTGCGCGAGGCCTTCATCGATGGCTGTTTCGACTACCAGAAGGACTGGTACCGGGCCGGCAACCAGCGTACCCGCGTCATCCTCAAGAGTCGGCAGATCGGCGCCACGTATTACTTCGCTCGCGAGGCATTCATTGACGCGTTGGACACGGGGCGCAATCAGATTTTCCTGTCGGCGTCGAAGAACCAGGCCTACCTGTTTCGGGGTTACATCCAAGCCTTCGCTCGGGAAGTTATCGGCGTTGAGCTGACTGGCGACCCGATTGTGCTGCCCAACGGCGCCGAGCTGTTTTTCCTCGGAACCAACGCCCGCACCGCACAGGGCTACCACGGCAATTTCTATTTCGATGAGTTCTTCTGGACGTTCAAGTTCGAGGAGCTGAACAAGGTCGCCTCGGGCATGGCGATGCACAAGAAGTGGCGTAAGACCTACTTCTCGACGCCCTCCAGCATGGCTCACGAGGCCTATACCTTCTGGACCGGTGAGCGGTTCAACAAGGGCAAGCCTGCCGCTCAGCACACCAAAGTCGATGTGACTCACGGAGCCCTTCAGCAAGGGCGGCTTTGTGAGGATCGGTTGTGGCGCCAGATCGTGACGCTGCTGGATGCGGAGCAGGGCGGTTGCGAACTGTTCGACATCGAAGAGCTGCGCCGGGAATACAGCCCCGAGGCGTTCGCCAACCTGCTGATGTGCGAATTCGTCGACGACGGCGCGAGCATTTTCCCGCTGGCGATGTTGCAGCCATGCATGGTCGACAGTTGGGGGGAGTGGGCCGAGGACTACAAACCCTTCGCCATGCGACCGTTCGGCGATCGTCAGGTATGGGTTGGGTATGACCCGGCCGAGACGGGCGACTGTTCCGGACTGGTGGTGGTCGCGCCGCCGCTGGTACCAGGCGGGAAATTCCGCGTGATCGAGCGCCACCAGTTTCGCGGCATGGACTTCGCCGCCCAGGCCGCTGCCATCAAGGGCGTCTGCGACCGCTACTGGGTGACCTACATCGGCATCGATGTCACCGGTCTGGGCAGCGGTGTAGCGCAGCTGGTGCGGCAGTTCTTTCCGGCGGTGACTACCTTCAGCTACTCCCCCGAGGTGAAAACTCGACTGGTGCTCAAGGCCTATGACGTTATCCATAAGGGGCGACTGGAGTTCGATGCCGGCTGGACGGACATGGCCCAGTCGCTGATGGCTATCCGCAAAACCATTACGGCCGGCGGACGACAGTTCACCTACACCGCTGGCCGCAATCAGAATACCGGCCACGCTGACTTGGCTTGGGCGCTCTTTCACGCATTGCACAACGAACCGCTCGAAGGGCAGACCGCTGCCAACACTGGGCGAATGGAGATTTACTGATGATCGAACAACTTGCCAGCCAGGAACTTTTGCCGGCCGCTCTCGATGCCTCCAGTGCGGGTACTCAGGTGTTTAGCTTCGGAGAGCCGACGCCGGTGTTGGGTGGACAAGAGGTGTTCGATTACCTGGAGTGTTGGTTCAACGGGCGGTGGTATGAGCCGCCGTTGTCGCTCAATGGCCTCGCCCGCTCTGTAGGGGCGAGCGTGCATCTGCATTCAGGATTGATGTTCAAGCGCAACCTATTGAGCAAGACGTTTATCCCGCATCCGATGTTGTCCCGGTCGGCTTTTGAACAGTTCGCCCTGGATTTCCTGTGCCTGGGCAATGGCTATTTGGAAAAGCGCCGCTCGGTGCTGGGCAACACCCGGCAACTGGTGCCGTCGCTTGCGAAGTACATGCGGGTTGGGCCGGATGGGCAGTTCTACCAGGTGCAGGGCTGGAAGAACGAGCACGCGTTTGAGCCAGGGAGCATTTTTCATCTGCGTGAAGCGGATTTGCACCAGGAAATTTATGGGTTGCCGGAGTGGATCAGTGCGTTGCAATCGGCGTTGCTGAATGAGTCGGCGACGTTGTTTCGGCGTAAGTATTACGAGAACGGCAGTCATGCTGGATTTATCCTGTACATGACCGATGCGGCGCAGACTGAGGCGGATATCGACGCTTTGCGTAAAGCGCTGAAGGATTCCAAGGGGCCGGGGAATTTTCGAAACTTGTTTGTCTATTCGCCCACGGGCAAGAAGGACGGGATTCAGCTAATCCCTGTCAGCGAGGTAGCGGCCAAGGACGAATTCAACTCGATCAAAAATCAGACTCGTGATGATGTGCTGGCGAGTTTGCGGATTCCTCCACAGTTGATAGGCATTGTGCCGCAGAACGCGGGTGGGTTTGGATCTATTAGCGAGGCTGCTCAGATATATGCGGACAATGAACTGGAGCCTATTCAACAAAGGATGAGCCAGCTTAACGATTGGATCGGTGAAGAGGTTATTTCGTTTAAGGTTAAGGGCCTAGAAAGTTAGGCCCAAGTGAACGGCTTCGGGGATTACAGTTCCGCTATTATGCCGAATATCAATTTTCTCATGTGTTCTTCGATTTCAGTATTGTTCCCCTCGAACAAGTGGTAAATGTCATTTGAAGTTAATATTTTTTTATAGATTTTCCTTGCTATGTCATCGCAGTGCTGAGATGTTTCAATAAGGTCTTTTATGTCTTTGTCTGAGATGATATCCCCGTGTACGGTCTTTGATCGAATGCCATAAGCTTTTTTTGTTTTCTTAAATATTTCAAGTCTTTCATTCGGATCGCTTGATAATGAAAAAGCTATTCGCTCGGCTAGCTGGTGCGAGAGTTCCACAGCGTTGGTGCTCAATAACGATTCAAAAAAAGAACAGTATGTTGATATTTTTATTGCTAAGTCACTAGCTCCGCGAGCCATTTGTAGATGGTAGCTAGCTACGTTGATTCTGCCTGTAGATTTTTGTAAAGCGGTATGCGCTGGGTTGTTCTGCTCTTTCAGTCCTCTAAATGTGTTAAAGGACAGGGCGCAAGCCGATTCAATATCTTCCTGATTCAAGGTGAGTATTTCCTTGCCACCTTTCGCTAAGGAATAATGCATACTCAATGAGTTGCTGTGAATGCATGTGTTATCAGTTCCTATAGCGAAGCCGTTATCGCAATTAACATTGCAATCGCGTCCCAGCCAAAGTGCGATCAAAAAAGCTTGTGCTTCTCTTAGTAGATTAATTATCTCTATGTGTGCTCCCTCTTCAGCTAGAACACTGCCTGTTGTATAGATTACTGGTGTTCCGCTTGTGAGGAAGCTGTATTCGAGTTGGCCTAGGGCTGGAATTTGCCAAAGTGGTATTAGTGATTTAATAAAGTTCGGGTTGTTAGTTATGAAAGTGTTTTTTGCGGTTTTTATTGGGTTTTCTAGTGTGTGTGATATCTTTAAATCGGTCAGGCCTGTTATGTATAAAAAATTCACTTTTGCCTCGTTTTTATAAGTTGGCGTTAGGATGATTGTAAGGGGCTTTTTTAAGACCAATCCCCAGCGTCTGCCAAGGGTTCTATCAACTCTGGACCTTGATTTTTCACATTTCCCACTTCTCTGCCTACGGGAAACCACTCGAAATCCTCGACAGGTCGGCAGTGATCTCGCGCAATTTCTTCAGCATGCGCCGGCTCAAGGTCAGACGTCAGCCATTCTCGAGCTTGCTCCGGTGATAGCACCAAAGGGCGTCGGTCATGAATATCCACCATACCCTGATCGCTAGCAGCGGTAATGATGACAAAACCGTCGCCTTCTTGCCCCTCAAGTCCAGATTGAGCCTGTGCAAGAGCGCCAAAGAACATAGGCTTCTGGGTTTTCAGTCGGATGAAATAAGGCTGTTTTTTCTTCGGGTCGTTGGGATCCTTGACCCACTCATACCAGCCCTCGCTAGGAACCAGAGCACGGCCATTCGGCCAAAGCTGTTTGAAGAACTTCCCCGTCGTGACGGTTTCAACCCTCGCATTGATGGGATCGGGGCGTTTTCCCTTCGCCCAAAATGGCGACCAGCCCCACCTGATAGGGGTGATGTAAAGGCCGGCATCGCTGGTGTGCAGGATTTGCACGCGAGTCGTCGGGGCGATGTTGTACCGATTTATCGGTTCTGCATCGAAACCGCTGAATAGGGGAAGCTGTGGCCCTAGCTCCTCTAGGAATACTGCCATCCCTTCGTACTGCACGAATCTCCCGCACATGGGTTGTCCCGCCTGTCAGATTTTTCCTATACAAAATTGACCGCCAACCTTGTACAAAGTTAACTGTATGTTCGTACAGTATTCTAGAGCGTGCGTCATGAGCTTTTCAATTTTAGGCCCTATTGCCGAGGGTGGCTTGAAGCTGCCCTTGTGTTCGTTTCGAGTGCCCGCCGGGTTTCCCTCTCCAGCGGCGGACCACATCGAAGCGCAGATCTCATTGGATGAGGTTCTGAACATTCGTGCCCCGCATGTCTACCTTGTCTCAATCGCTGGGGAGAGCATGCAGGGCGCCGGTATTTTTGAAGGCGATCTCGCGGTGGTGGACCGAGCTCTTGAGCCTGTGCACGGTCATATCGTCGTAGCGCTGTTGAACAACGAGCCGGTATGCAAGCGGCTTTGCATTCGCGGCAGGGAGGTGATTCTCCTTTCGGAGAACCCAAAGTATCCACCGAGGTACGTGCTTGAGGGCGACGAGCTGGTGATCTGGGGCGTCATTACATGCAGCGTGCGCAGCCATGTCTAAACTCCAGCCAGTTTTCGCCCTGATCGACTGCAACAGCTTCTATGCCAGTTGCGAGCGCGTGTTTCGACCCGACTTGGCCCGCGTGCCCATCGTAGTGCTGAGCAACAATGACGGCTGCGTGATTGCCCGCAGTTACGACGCCAAGCCCTATGTGAAGATGGGCGAGCCGTATTTCCAGATCAAGCACAAGCTGCATAAGCATGGCATCGTCCCGTTCTCGTCGAATTACGCCCTCTACGGCGATATGAGTGAGCGGGTCATGACGCTCATTGAATCAATGGTGCCTGCCGTAGAGGTCTACAGCATCGACGAAGCCTTTGCCGACATGACCGGCATTGATGGCCGGGATGCGCTCGGCAGAAAGATCCGTAGCCAGGTGCTTCGCTGCACAGGCATCCCGGTTGGGGTGGGGATCGCGCACACCAAAACTCTGGCAAAGCTGGCAAATCACACCGCCAAACGGCTCCAGATGGAGACCGGCGGAGTGGTCGATATCTGCGACCCGTTCAAGCGTGACTGGGTTTTGCGCAACACCGACGTGTCCAAGGTCTGGGGCGTCGGTCGCAAGATGAAGCTTAACCTGGACGCCATTGGCATCAAGACCGCAATGGACTTGGCAAAGGCCGACCCGTGGACGCTACGCAAGAAGTTCAGTGTGGGGATCGAGAAGACCGCCCGGGAGCTGGCCGGCACGCCATGCCTGGAGTTGGACGAGCCGGACCCACCGAAGCAAGAGATCTGCTGTAGCCGGATGTTTGGTAAGCGGCTCACGGAGTTGGCACCAATCAGGGAAGCGGTAGCCACCTACATGATGCGTGCCTCGGAAAAGCTCAGAGCACAGAAGTCGCTATGCAAGAAGGTCCGCGTCAGTATTCGCACGGGCATGTTCAACCCGGAGGAGGCGAAGTACGCCAATGGTGTGTTGATCGACCTGCCATACCCCACTGACGATTTGCGGTTGCTGACTAAGGCTGCGGTGGACGCGCTCGACCGGGTCTTCCGACCAGGCTTTAAGTACAGCAAGGCTGAAGTGTTGTTGATGAACCTCTGTCAGCAGGGAGAGTACACCGACGACCTGTTTGTCACCCTCCAACCAGCCGACGCCACGAAGTTGATGGTGGTGCTAGACCAGATCAATGGGCGATGGGGAAGAGGTACCCTGCGTTCGGCCAGCGTCCCCGCCACCCCTGATTGGGGTATGCGGCGGGATATGATGAGTCGAAGCTTCACCACAAGGCTAGACCAGTTATGGGTGATCCCCTGTAAATAAGCGATGGAAGCCACCAGACTTCTTGAAAGTTAATTATGTTTTGCCATCCATTCGCCAAAAGTGGGTAGCGCTTCCTCGTTTGCAAACGGAAGTGTAATGAATGAACAGTATTGCTCTGCACGACTATATTTGTCTGGCTTGCATAAAAAATCAACTTCATATTTCTTCAGGATTTCGAATGTTTTTTCATCGCCATAAGGATCTTTTATATTATCGGTCAGATAAAGTTGATAAAGAAGAAGCCAGTGTTCGTCTATGACGTAGCGCGGACAGTCAAGTATTGAATTGCAATAGTCAACAACTGCGTCTGTGGCGGTCTTGAATTGAGATAGCATAGTTAATGCGACGCAATCCTTTGAGCCAATAATTTCTTTTGTAGATTGTTCTGAAGGTTGTGCTTCTAGTCTTTCAAGGTAATAAAGAGCCCAGCACATTCCGTCCGAGCGGCGTTGTAATGCATTGGTGTAAATTATTCCATTGAGTTTGTCTATGAGGCTATCTTTGTCATAATAGTCTACGCGTGCATCAATCTGTTCTAGGTATGGCAATAGTATAGGATAGTGCCATGCGAGGTTAAGTGTATACTGAAAAATATCTGCGGCTGCTCTATCCTTTAATCTTCGACAAATTGCAGCGACGGCAAATTTCAAAATACTCCCATCAGGTGTGCTGTTATTTAAGCGTACCGCGAGGTCCATAAATTGAAACGCGTCAGAGGTGTTCATGAAAGCAATTTGCCCGTCATCACGTAATAGAGGCGGTAGGGCTGCCGTCAGCGTAGACACCCAGTGCTCTTGTAGTGGCTCGGGAAGTTCCACTATAGAGGTTTTTGCTAGGTTAAGAGCTAATTTGTATCGGCTGAGCTCCTTCCCTAAATCTCGAATAAATTCTTCAGCCTCAGCATGGGTATTACATAGGGCAGTGTAGTCGTCTATGTAACGAACGAAGGAGTATTTCGTTCTTAGGCTTCGATCAACTGCTGCTAAGATGATCTCGACCGCAATGCTTGAAGACGCGGGACCAATGGGCAGTCCAGATGTTTCCCCGCGCTTTGCTGATCGTAACGCCTCATCAAGTTCACTGCTCCAATGAATATCTAGTTTCGGTTCAGTAAGTTTGGCTTTAGCTTCATCGAAGCCCTGAATAGCCCACTCTAGCGAATGCGTATAAATAGATCCAAAGCAGTTGGCTACGTCTGTGTGAGCACGAAATTTTTTGCCGAAGCTTTGTTCCACTGAGGTCAAAGCTTTGGTTTCAGGGTCTTCATAGTTCATTATCAAGATGCGCCCGTCAATGTGGCAGTCGACAGTTATTGCGCTATTAGGATCTTGGATGGACTTTTTTATGATGTCAATGTGTTTCTCCAAAACACTAAAAACTTTAGCGTAAGCCATGGGGTGTATCAAGCCTAGGACGCGAGAGACATTATTATAGCGAGTGGATCGGTATTCGGCTAAATCAAATCCCAGCCTTCTTCGAGCTTTGCTTAGTTGTACTTCCTCTAGAAGCTTGTGGGCAATTTCTGGCGTAAAACGTCGCGTGCAGATGCTCGGTGGAAGTTCAGTGGCAAGGTCTTTTTGATTTGGGAAGTAATTCCACCTAGTAAGAGCTTCCAGAAAGTGTCGCTCCTCAAAGATAGCGGGGCTGGTGCTGATATGAGTAACGGCAAGATCTTTCATTTTAATTGGCTCGTTATGTTGGCGATCTGAGAATAGCAGTAGAAGCGCAGGGGTCGTCATATGCTGGCGCGCGCCGTCATCCCCCCACCACGCCTACGGGCTAAATTGGTCGCTTTTCTTGCACGTCTTCACTGGCCTAGGAGCATGGCGTGGCGGGTGCAAGTGGACAGCCACCGATAGGCAAATAGCCTGCGGAATTCTGCGGCAGCTGGGCCTGGCACGGCCGTCCGAGCGAATAATGAGCTTGGGATTTTAGGAGAGGTTTCCGGAAAAAAGTAATTTGGTTAGGAAGCGAATAGCGCTGTGCCTGAAGCGCTAGAGAGTCAGGCTTCAATGGATTACTCCCTAAGGAAATTCTGAGTAATCCACAAGGTGATTTTTCTGTAAGTTATTGATATTAAAATATAAAAGAGGTTGGGGAAATTACCTTGATTAAAAGTAATAACCTCTCTATGAAATTACCTAAGAATTACCTTGCCCAATCGCTCGCATAGTCAATGAGCTCAGGGATTTGTCATAGGACGGCGGGGAGGGATTACTCAGCTTACTCGTCTCCGACGGCTTTCTCGAAAAACTGAGAGATGGCTCGGGACTTTTTTGCTGGCTGAATGGTGCGCACGATTTCGAAAACTGTCACCAAAACTGTCACCAGTCTGATGAGGTCAGGCTCCAGAATCGCTGGAAGCCTTGAAAATAGTGGAGCGGGTGAAGGGAATCGAACCCTCGTTATCAGCTTGGGAAGCTGATAACGATTCAGAACGCGGATTACTAGATCGACTACTTGCGATGGTGGGCAAGCTGCAACGCCTTATAAGCCGGAAGAAAAAAGTTCGGAATTTCATCTTCGGTCTGGAAGTCCGCTAGTTTCGTATCTAAAGAAGGTTTTTCGGTGGTTTTGTCTCGGTGAATCATCCGGGTTTCACGCTTTAATTTTCCGTTAACGTCTAAGGCAATAACTTCTAAGAATTCACCCGTGATTGGTAACTCTCGAATCGGGATCGAATACAGATTTTTGGCGCTGCGAAGCCAGCCCTCAGATATCCATAATATAAAATTTGGCTTCAAGTACTGTACTCTGTCAGCGATTGTTCTCCAGAATATATACTTGTCGGCTTGATCATCAAAAAAGGTTGTAATCATGTCAATTGGCTTTGTTGTGGAGTCGAGCAAGAAACACATGGGGGTATGGTATCCGTCGCTATCAAAAATAGTTTTTGCGTATTTCCCATAGTGCTCTACCAAACCTTCAACGCTTGCAGTGGGGGCGCTTTTGTAAATGCCAGAGAGAGGACTGTTCTTAATGGCGTTTATATCGATTGGGATTCTCTTGTTACGTACAACGACCGAGTCTTTAGAGTTTAGCTTGAAGTATATTGTTTCACGCGGGTTGGAGTTTTCTACGCCTGACTCACTGGGTTGTCTAATATCTTGATTTAATGCTGCACCTAGATGGAGAGCCAGATTGTTGCAGCAATTGTATAGCCTTGAATATATGTATTTGAAGGCTTGCAGAAGTTCCCAGTTAGGTAAAGTGTTTGCTACCCAGGTGCGTTCTGTTTTAACGACTGCTGAGTCGGATATAGAACTAGGTAGGCTATGTTTAGCTAGTTTTCTTAGTTTTTTAACGTTAGCGTCAAGTAGTTCTGTTGGCCCGCAGGGGATGCTGATGTCTTGTTCAAGAATGTAAGAATAAAATAATGTGACAGATAAGGAGCTGTGCATGTCGAGGTCTCCTTCTTTTTCTATGGTGTTTCTGGAGTCTTTGGCCCAGGTCATTAGGGTGTCATTGGCCCATGCTTCTATAATGTTCTTTTTATACCAGGCTTCATAATCTGGGATTTCTGATTTTAATTTCTGAATCAAAAAAGTTACGGTGCGGGAGGTCTGTAGGAATTGATTGGTGTTCAACCGGAACAGCTCTGGATCGAAATATGTAGACTCACATTGAAGTAGTAATTGGGCTAAATCCTTAAGGCGGCGCTCCCATCTATACATCGCATTCTCCTTTCCGCAGCGTAATAAAATAATTAACCCATTCAGTTTTTGGGTGATGGAGGCATTGTGCCATAAAAAAGTGCTGCAAAACTGTTAGCCGGGGCAGGGTCCAATGGGGCGGAGTCATTCTGCGCGTGAACAGCCGACAGGCTACGGGTGGCTAAGGCGGAAATGAGATAGGTAAGGTAAGGTGATTTGCTTTGGACTCAAGCTCCGGCGTGGAGCTCATCCGAAGGCTACATCTAGGGCAAATTTAGGGCAGAATCAGGACCGCTTTGAACCGCTTTAGGCCTCGTCAGTCTTGGTCTCCTCCCATGTTTCAAGGCCTCTAGCGGTATAGACTGTCATCCAAAAGGGTTCAAATCCCTATCTCTCCGCCATTATTGAATACGATTAAGCCCCTGAAATGGTTGAACATTTCAGGGGCTTTTTCGTTTTTCGGGTTTGAGTGATTCTAGTGCGCATTGTTTTGCGCA